CCGCTACCTGCGCCAAGGAAGAATCCTTTGCGTCCTTGACCAATAAAGTCAAAGTCTACAACTGAGCCATTAGCATTAAGTGATGTTAATGTTATTGTTATATCGTGTGTTACATCTACGCCACCTAAGTTAGAACCTTTAACTGTTACAGTTGCATTTCTAACATAACCAGTACCTGCGGCATTAACTGTAACATAATATTTGCTACCGTTACGTGTAACATCAAATGTTGCACCGTTACCGTCTGATTCAGTTTCAGAAGCAACTCCTGTATATTGTGCCGCTGTTTCGATAAACTCGTTTGCATACCAAGTTGTTGATGTTGGTAGCGTACTATCACCTGAAGTTTTAGTTGGAGCAGTAAACGAAACCGCTGGTTCAATCAAATATGTTGAAGTTGAGTTAGGTTCTTCCCAAGTAAATCCTGGAAGTACATGATCCCAACCTGCAACTCCGTCGCTTTCTCTTTCGACAGTTGCTACTTTAGAACCTGCATTGTATGTGTCAACTATACCAAATAAACCTGCACCAGCACCGCCAACAATTTGTATTCTCATACCAATGTATGCTGAACTAATGTTACCGTCTGTTGCTGATATTGTAAGACTTGTAGTACTACCTGCTTGTGCAGTATTAGTAACAACTAAGTAACCTTTACCACCGTCAGTAACATCTACTGTATTACCAATACCAACTTGATATACTGCACCATCTCTAAATTCATCTGATACTGTAACTTCGTTTGAACCTGGTCCAAAGAAGTCTAGTTTTGCTTCAGTATAGTCATTACCAGCATGTGAATATTCTAATGCTAGTAACTGATCTGCATCTGTATTAACAGTTGCTACAGTAGCGTTATACTGGAATTTATTATCAATGATACCTGTTACTGCTACTTCTTCTGGGTCAGTACCTTCTGCTACTGATCCAAATGCACCGTAAGAGTTGTTACCGTTTGTTGCACGTATACGTCCGCCGTTCTCTGCAAGATAACCTACGTGTGAGTAGTATGTAAACACTGACACAAGTTCTGCTCTACCGTTGTTTGTAATCCATGCACCAATACCATCACTAATAACCTGTGTAAAGTCATTTGATACCATTGAGTCGTTACCACCGTTGTGTAGGGCACCGTCAATTTTTTGTCCTATTGCACCAAAACCAAATGTTGTACAGTTTTGTATGTATGGTGATCTTGCGCTAATCCAAACTCTTGTATCATCCGGACCGTAGCCTGGATCTAGTGATGCATACGCACCCGCTGTCGGACGTCTTGTTCCGTATGAGTTTACTGGACTTAGGTCGCCTTGTAGACCTTCCATTGTTTGTAATCTTAAACCTGTACCGTTACGTAAGTAGTAGAAATCTTCTTCTTGTGATCCTATTACGTTATTAACATAGTAACGTGCCGCTAGTCTTGTTTTATAAGCACCTGGTCTATTAAAGCTAATACTATCAGTATATGTTCTTGCCCACTCTTGAGTGTTAGTCATATCCCATTTCATTGCTTCAATGTATTCACGCACATCACGTTTACATAATGTTTTATTGTAAGCATAATCTGCTTTTAATTCAAACATTGCTCTGTAAGTATTACTTACACTACGTACTGCTTTAACTCCAATTTTAGAAGCATGTGCTATAACTTTACTTACTGATGTAGCATTTGCTAGTGACATTGTTGGATAATTTTTAACACCTGCCGCGTTACCGCCTGCAACTGATTCTATTATTCCTACTAAAGCCTGTGCCGCTGTTGCTTGATCTGCTGTACCAGCTGAAGCAGTTACATCTTGTGTTCCACCGCTTAGTTTTGACCAACCTGCTGTATTATCTAATACTACGTTATCAATAAACGATTGTAAGTAGTTAAATGCAAGTCCAGCCGCTGTAGCATTATTACCAAGGTTGGCTTTAAATACTGTGCCTGTAAAGTATCTTGTAGCAAGTCTATGTGTTGCACTGTTACCGCCATTTAATAAGTCATATCTTAAAGCATCAACTATGTACCCTATTTCAGTTGTAAACTGTGCAGTGTCCATTGCTGTGTAAATTGAATTATAGTTTTGGTTAATCCATTCTAATACTTCTGTTGCTATAAATGCTTCATTGTTTTCTACTTGTTCAACTGCATTGTTTGTGCCTGTGTAAGTTAATGCGTTTGCATTGCCTGCACCGTTGTTTACAATATCAGTAACTTCGTCAAATCCTGCATTTGATCTTGACAAGTAAGTTGCATTTGTTCTAAACTCTTTTATTCCTGCAACTAATCCTTTAGCATATGATATACCTGCCGCAATTTGTGTTTTGCCTAATGCAGTTATTGATGCATTGTCGCCTGTTACAAAATCTAAGCCTAATGCTACTTGGTTGTAGTTAGTATTAAGAACTGCATCAAATGCAATACCTTCAACTATATCAGACATATCGTTTCGGAACTTGCCTTCATCTAATTGTACTACAATTGAATCAGTGTCGTATAATGAAACAGCTGAGCCACCTGGTGTTGCAGATAATGTAAGTGTTGTATCGCTTAGAATATCTTTAACATAGTAAGTTGTGCTTACTGCAAGGTTTGCATCTGTTACTGCGTCTGCAGAGTCGTCCATGTTTTGTGCAAGTACTTTTTGATTTGCTTTTAACCAACTTGTATCTGCTACTGTTAATACGCCTGATGCTTGATCAGTACTAGTAACTGCTATTTTAAACCAGTCATCAACGTGTGCAACAACTTCTTCTACAATAAATTCTTTATTAAGTTCTAAGTGTCTTACTGCGTTCCATACTTCTTGATCGCTGTTTGATTTACCACCTTCTGCTGTAGCATTAAAGATTGTATCATCGATCCATTCCCAAGTATCGTTTACTGCTTGTACTGCTGGAGCAAAGCCACCTGCTGTAACTACTGAGTCTAATACTTTAGTTCTTGCAAATTCAAATGCCGCAATACTTGCAGTTTTTTGATCGTTAACAACATTTTTACTCGGTGCTCTTAAGTATGATTGCGCCGCAAACATACCTGCATAGTTTGTACCTAATGCATAGTCGTATACAAAAGCAGTTATAATTAATCCAACGTCTCTTGAACACTTAGCATGATTGTAATTAAAGTCATTATAAGTATCTGAAATGTATTGGATAACATCTAATATTGTTTGTGCTCTAGCAGTGTCCATTGCGCCCTTTTCAGTTTGTAATGTAGCTGACACTCCTAATGATGCTAAGTTTGGATATACTACTGCTGGCATGCTGTTAGTATTTCCTGCTGTTAATACATCTTCAATAATTTGCATGTTTGCAAGTAATGCGTTACCTTCAGTTGATGTTGCCGCTGAACCTAATTGTGTTTGGTTTAGAGCGTTACCTGAAGATTTAGTTACTGATGCTTCTCTTGCAACTTGATCTAATACTGTAGCAAGTCTATCATAGGCTGCCGCAGTTTGTGCTGTTTGGTTTGCTGGATAAGAATCGCCGTTAATTCCAAAGTAGGATTCAGCAATTCTTGATGCTCCCATTGTGCCGCCGTAAAGTATATCATACTTCATTGCTTCAATAATGTAGCCTACGTCTCTTGCACACTTAGTTGCATCGTAAGTAAAGTTAAACCAAATACTGTTTGGATCTGGTGTTGTAGTTGTGTTTAATAAAACTTGATCATCAATCCAAGCATTAATTTCTTCTTTTATAAATGCAATGTTTGCGTTTAAGTCAGCAAACGCATCGTCAGCATTTGTTGTTGGTAATGAGCTTGGTGTTGGATACACATTTGCATCTGCCGCCGCTAATCCATTATCAATAATATCAACTATTTCATTGAATGCCGCAACCATTCTTGCTTCTGCTGTTGCATCAGTAATGTCTGCTTTTAGTTCATCTCTAGCAAAACGTAATGCACCAATTGTTTCAATACGCTGTGATGTTAAGTTATATGAATTAGTTGGACGCTGATAAGCAATACCACTAAACACACCGTTATAGTTTGTACCCAATGCTACATCATATGCAACATCTGTAATAATATTTGTTAAGTCTCTACGGCAAGTTGCACTGTTGTATTTGAACGAACCAAAGTTTTTACTAATAAAGTCAATAGTTCCAGTTTGTATTCCTGCTAAGTCAGTAGTAGTTTGAGTTTGTACTAACTTCGCATCTGCTGTTGCGTCTATTGTTGGGTATGTAATTGCCGGAGCATTATCATATCCGTTATCGATTGTATAAATTACATCGTCTAGTAAGTTACCTATTTCTGTTGAAACTGTAACACTGCCGCCTGTACCTGCAATTTGAGGAACTGCAACAGTTGATACGTCTGCCGCATCATCTGGTGTTTGGCTAGTTGGGTTAACTACAATGTTACGTCCAACTGTTTGCATTAATGATTTAAGTTGTGCATATGCCGCTAACGTTGCTGTTTTTTCACTACTGTTAATTTGTAATGTATTTGTATTACCGTTGAAGTATGCTTTACCTGCTTCAACACTCATCCAGTTACCGCCGTATGTTAAGTCATACGCAACGTTGTCCATAATTAAGCCAACATCATTTTTACATTTTGTTTTACTGTAACTTAGACCTGGATAATTTTCTTCAATGTAAGCAATTATTTCTGCTTGTATAAATGCTTTGTTTTGTAAGAATAAATCTCTTGAACGTCCAAAGTCTGGATCAGCTAATTCGTATGTAGGTGTATAAATTGCTTCAACTTTAGTACCTGTTGAACTATCAATTTGTCTACGTATAGTACGTGCTAATTTTTGTACTTGTGGACCAACTACATCAGTTTCTGCATAAGGCCATGTTTGGTCTTGTGTCAATGCGTTTGCTGTTGTTTTGGAAACTGCAACACCTTCAACAATGTCTGCAACAACTTCTTCTACACGAGAAAGTCCTTCAAAACTAAATGGTATATCTTGTTTTGGTGTTAGTGTAGCATTTGTTGCTTTACGAGGTTGTACGTTTGTTGCACGTAGTTCGTCTCCCATAATACAACATTCAGCTGGTACAATGATTGGAAGTACTTCGTAGTAGTATCCTGTAGAAACTTTAATTAATGTTGTTGGAACAATTTTCTTAGGCAACACTTGATTTGGGTTAGATGCTGTAATTGCATCTGTTATCATTTTAACATTTTTTGTAATATGGTCAATTACAGTTTCAGCAGTTAAACTTGCATCTGTATGTTGTACTACAACCGCTGTTGAGTTATCACCATTTAATGTTTGATAATTTACTGCTGGCGCTGTTTGATTTAAAACAGCAGTCATTACAGTTACACCGTAGTTAATACTTGCTACTGTTTCTGCTTCTTGTCCTAGTGTGTAAAAATTAGTTGCATTTTTAACATACTCGTACATTGCGTCCCATGTAAGTTCGTTACCGCCATGTTTAATATCCCAAATAACTGCGTCTACAATAAGACCCATATCTCTTTCACATTTTTCTGCAACGTATGCAAAACTGCTTGTAAATGGAGCAACGTTATTTGTAATTTGATTGTCTGTAAATTCAACAATTTCTCTTTGAATAAATCTTCTGTTTAGTTCAAGTAGTTTTGCCGCATTAGGATTCTTTGCACCACGTTCAATTTGATGTGCCGCATATCTAATAGTTTTAAAAGGTCTATCAATTGTTTTACCATATATCGGTGCTGGGCTATCTTTACCGTGTCCAGCAACATAATAAACATCATCTGTTTCGCCTATGAATTCCCAGTTAGGAAGTCCTTCAGAGTTAACAGTTAAAATTTGACCATCTTCACCAATTGGTAATCTTGTTGGAGCAGATCCACTATAGTAAACTAAGTCACCTTTTGTAGTAAGCACAGATTGTTCTGTACCAACAGCAATAACTTGCCAGTATACGCCACCAGTGTCTTGGTCTGGTCTTGAGTTAACAGCAAAGCCTGCGCTACCTGCGCCATCACCATCTGATAAATGTCCGTTAATACATATGTATGAGTTATCACCGTAACGTGCAACATCACCAACTTTATATTCTACATCATCTGCCCATACTGCTCTCCAGTTCAATCCTGAAGTAAACTTTTTCCAGTAAGTAGCATTTGGTGGTTCTTGGTTAGTGTGGTCTAAAATACATAGATATGTAAAACCACCGTAACGTACAACGTCACCTACTCTATATTCTTGTGCTGTACTATCAGCACCCCATTCGTCTTGGAATTTAAATCCTTCACTGAACAAGTCCCAGTTTACTGTACTTGTTGAAGGAAACTCTCCAGTGTGATCTGTTTTTGCAATATATTGGTAACCACCATATTGTACAATATCACCTGGTTGATAATCTTTATAGGCATCCCATTCGCCTTCGTATTGGAAGCCTTCTACAAACTTTTCCCAGTTAGCACTGTCAGTACCAAATGCCGCTGAGCCAGTGTGCTGTGCTGTTGCAATCCACAAACTAGCACCGTAACGTACTACGTCATTTACTTTATAACGTGTTCCAGTAATCCACTGTGATTTATATTCAATACCTTGGTTAAGGTAATCCCATTTTGCTTGGTCTACTTCTAAGCCGTTTGCTTCTGATCCTGAAGTATGTGCTGTATTACAAACATATGAACTACCGCCGTATTTAACAATGTCATTTACTTTATAACCAAAGCCTGTTTGCCAGTTGCCCTTCCAAGTAATACCGTTTGTAAAGGTATCCCATTTTGATAGGTCATTTTCTAATCCAACAAGTTGAATATCAACTTCTGCATCAACTGCCATATTATTATGGTTATGACAATAGTAGTATAAAGGATCTGGAGTTGCACCTGTAACTGCTATAACTATTTTACGTGTTGTTGCCGCATCAAAGCCTCCAACATACGTTGCTTTATCAGCAACTACAGCGCCATCTAGGTAGTAAGTAACGCCTGTTTCGTATGTAGTTCCGCCATTGTGTGTACCGTGTTTTGTTTCACTGAATAATAACGGATGAGTATCATTTGTTGCATCATCTGATGTAAATGTATAAGTGTAACCAGCAGTAAGTTGTAAATTTGGATATTGTACGCCATCAATAACAAAAACATTGTTGCCTGGAGCAGAAGCATTAGTTTCTATTGTTACTGCAAATGAGCCTGTGCCCGATGTGTTTGCAGAAGTATGATTGGTGTTTGCAATATAAAGTCCTGAGCCATATTTTACAATATCATTGTAAATGTATGCTGTATTTGGGGACCAATTACCCTTCCATGCTTGCCCATCTGAAACAAGATTCCATTTTGGGGGTACTATGTCGAAATCGTTATAAAAGTCTGCATCACTTTCATGTCCAATCGTACATATGTACATTCTGCCGCCCACTGTGACGACATCGTCTTGATAATACGTTCTCCCGGTACTCCATGTACCTTTCCAAACGAATCTAATTCTACCTAATTTAAACTCTGCCATTTGTTCTTAACTCCAAGTTACTGTATTTATCCATCTATGATATCTGCGCATTTTATTGAACAGAGTCGTCATGGCCTTTCATTAATTGTTGCATAGTGTATATTGTACCACTTATTGCAACCTGTTGTGTTGTTTCTACACCAAACTCATCTGTTGATGTATATGTTCCATCAATTGAAACATCAATCGGTATGTCAATAGCGCCGTCTGATGCGTGTTCTATAACGTTATTAACTGTACCAACTCTTACTTGTCCTGCCTGTACTGCGTTTGTTTCTAAGTTCTCACCACCAACACTTAGTCTATCTGCTAAGAATGAAGCAATAGCTCTCTGTGTTGGAATAACCTGATTGGAATCTGCCGCAAAAGTTGGATCTGTACTAAATTCGTTAACAACTGTACCTGAACCACCTAATCTAACACCACCTAGTGCTAGTTCTGACAGACCATCTAAGTCAAAGAATTCAGCACTAATAGTAACAATACCTGTTGCCTGTTGTACGCTGAATAATTCACCTGTTCTAAAGTTACCATCTTGGTCAGTACTTACATAAAATACTCTTCCGCCTGTTTGCTCTAACACTTCGTTTTCTGGTGCCGCTGTGTAGTACGCTCCGCCTGCATATATGTCAGGATAGTTTGTAGCTACAAAGTTACCTGTACCAATGTCTAGGAAGTCGTGTCCACTAATTCTACATTGACTATAACGTTCACGTAGTGTTACAACTGTACCGTGTGCTAAATTATATTCGTTTCTTAGTCTCGGAGAAACTTTAAATAAAACTAGTCTTGTTCCTGCGCCACTACCGTCATCGCCTAAGTCTGTAATTTCAATACCTGAGAATAATTTTAAATCATCTGGATCATCTGTAGATTCTTCTAATAAGCCTTCAAACTTAATTTGTACTCCTGGTCCAGGAATTGATGTAACTCCTGCTAGTGTCATAAATGCCGCTTCAGGCACAATATCTGCATAACCGTCACCTGCAATAGTTACGTTTGTACTTGTTATACGATAACCACCGCCTCTATTAACAAAGTCTGGTTGTGATAACACTCCTGTGCCAATTCTATTTTCAAATTCAACTTCTGATACAAATTGAGTATCTGTAACAGTTAATGTTAAAGGACTTGCATCACTATAACCACTGCCTGGATCCCATATTAATAAGTCTTGGAATTTACCTTGGTTAACATCTGCTCTAACAAGAGCTTTACACCCTGTTGTTACATGTTGTAAGCCACCGTCTGCATCTTGTGCAATTACCATGAACTTTGGAGTTCCGTTAATTGGTGATTCAGCAATCGCCGCCCACTTATAACTTAAATTTAATGATTGTGGTGTCCATGTAATACCGTCTTCTGATACCAATGCATTTTCATAACCTTCTAGTGTAAAGCCAGAGCCAACTGTAGTTGCCCAACCAACTGCCATAAACACACCTTCTGCATATATGCCGTTCTTAACAACAAATGATCCACTTTGGTTACAACTTCCACCTGCTGTCCAAGTTACACCTTTGTCTAATGAAAATGCTGTTGTTCCATCTGATGCTATAGCAACAAATTTATTTTTACCAAATAATACATTAGTCCAAGTTTTACTTCCTGCTGGTAATACTGCATTTCTCAATGTCCATGTAATACCATCTGGTGATGTAGCAACGTCTTGTGTTGCTCCGCTTGTTACTGCAACAAATGTTCCTTGACCGTATTGTACTGCCGCCCAGTCATCTGTTTGTGGTAATACTGATTGTGAAAATGTTAGTCCGTCTGTACTATAAAGCGCATCTGCCGTTCCTGAAGCAACTAATACAAACGTACCGCCACCAAAGGCCGCATCATTCCAATTTCTAGTTATTGGTAATGCTCTAGTAGTCCAACTTGTTGCTGTTTCTGAATAACTGTAAGTATTCATTCCTGTAGCAAATGCTAAGAATTTATTTTCTTCTGCCAATATTTTTATGTATTCATCAGTTCCAGCATCAAAACTTAAATTAACTTGTACCCAAGTGTCGCCATCTGCACTGTATGCCGCTTGTGATTTATCATCAATAGCAACAAATAATCCACCTACTGGTTCACCTGAATATGTAAATGTTGCAACACTATTTGAACTGTCATCTGTAACTGATGCTACTCTAATTGTAATATCATTAGCAGGACTTGCACCTCCTAAATCTGTACCACTTAGTGTAATTGTATCGTTAACTGCATAGCCAGCACCGCCAGTTACTAGTGTTAGTGTATAAGTGTTACCAGAACGTTGTACACGCCAAGTACTTCCAATTGGATCTAATCCAAAAGTTTCACCTGTTCCTACTTGACCATCTAAACTTGGATATAACTGACTTGTTCCGCCAAAGTCTGCACTAACATAATCTAAACGTTCAATAGTTTTATTTGCTGATGTCCAACCTGGAGAACTTGCAATTACTCTTGGTTCTATTCTATAATATGTTGTTGCATCAAATGTTGATACTAAAGGAGTTCCTGGAATAATATGATCCCATCCTAATGTACCATCTGAATCTTTTGATAATGTAGCTTCTCTAGTTGCACTATTATATGCAGTAATATATGCATACTGTCCTGCACCTAGTCCTGATAAAATTACAACTCTCATGCCTTCAATTTCTGAATAAAATTGTGTTGCATCTGTAGTTGATAATTTTAATGTACTTGCGGCATTTACTGTTTCCTGTGCATAACCCTGTCTTACTAGATAGTTACTACCGCCTTCGCTACCTGATCCTTGAGTGTTAACTAGCCTTGCTTGATATAAAGCGCCTGCTCTAAAATCTCTAAATTCTGTTACAACACTTGAACCAGCACCTGTTACTGTTGAAGTTGCACTGGAATATTTTTCACCAGTATGACTAAATTCGTATGCTAAGATTCTATCATCTGATAAGCCTGAAAATACTTTACTAACTTGTGCTTCGTTATTTCTATTCATCAGTGTAGTTGATTGTGGAACTTCTGTTGTGTCGCCACCTGATGCAATACTACCAAATCTACCATATGAGTTGTTACCATTTGTTGCACGTATAATGCCGCCATTTTCTGACAAGTAACCAACTGAACAATAATATGTAAACACTGACACAAGTTCTGCTCTAGCATTATTAGTAATCCATGCACCAACTCCGTCACTTAATACTTGTGTAAAGTCGTTTGCAACCATTGACTTATTACCGCCATTGTGTAGGTTACCGTCAACTTTCATACCCGCACAAGCAAAGCCAAAGTTTGTTACACCTTGTATGTAAGGTGATCTATTTTTAATCCATGTACGTTCGTCTGCTGGTCCCCAACCTGGATCTAATGATACAAGTGCGCCACCTGTTGGACGTTGATATAAGTCAAACACGCCTGGAGGATTTAGTGTTCCAGTAAGTCCTTCAGTTGAGCAGTTTCTTAATCCTGTAGTATCTCTCATATAGAACAAGTCATCAAACTGTCCACCTAATGCACTGTTTGTATAACGTCTTGCCGCATATAATGTTCTATGATTGCCTTCGTATAATAAGTCTTGTGCAATACCTCTAAGCATTGCTCTTACATCTGCTAAAATATATTTTTTAGTAAATGTAATACTTGGAAAGTTTAGTGTTAGTCTTGTATACACTTCGTTACCAATAAATTCTCTGTTAGCCATCAACTGTTGTGATGCCGCTCTAAATGCTGAGTTAGATGTTAGATCGTTTGCTACAGTTGTTTGAGCTGGATCAACATCTCCTGATTCTGTAGGTAAACGGAATTCAATAAACTGTTCGTATTCAGCAATTAATTCTAAAATTCTTTGTGCTGTAGGTTGATCTGATACTGGTCCTACTAATACTTGTGGTTCTTCATTTCCAGTAGTAGGTGTTAACAATTTGTTTTGTATAAGATCTAAAATAAATCCACTGATGTAAGTATCAGTTTCTTTTACATATTGATAATTGTCTTCATACTCTGGAATTGCAGGAGTTGCAATTATGTTTGTTGCACGTAATTCGTCGCCCATAACAACACAACCTGCCGGAACTGCTATTGGTCCAACTTCCTCATATCTACCTGCCGCAACAAATATTTTTGTAGGAGTTAGTGCTGGAAATGTGTCTTCGATATATTCACAAGCATGTCTAATAGTTGCAAAAGGTTGTTTCCAATTTTTACCATATCCAGGTAAGTCAAATCCTCTTGGTGCAACATATACTGCTTCTGCATCATTAGCAAAGTCTCTCCAAAATGCTTCATAATCGTCAGCAACTGATAGAGCTTGTTGATCCTGGCCAATTGATAATCCAATATCACCTTGTGAACTGCCGTCATCTAGTGTGTTGTATGTAAGTAAGTCACCTTTGGTATCCATACCTGCTGGACGACCTGCTTGAATAAGTAGATCCCAATAACTATATCCGCTACCGTTTTCTGGATTGTCTCTTTGTGTAGCATCATGTTCAAATGTACAAACATATGCACTACCTTTAAAGTAAACAACTTCACCAACTGCGTAATTAGTATTTTCTTTCCATACTTCTGACCACTTGTTACCTTCAGCAACTTTTTCCCAAATACTATTATCTAAATAATCTACAGTACTATCTTCACCATCAACAATGTTAACATCAGTTAATGCTCTGTACAAATAACCACCACGTAAAACTAGTTCACCTGTTTTATATGCTGTGCCTGAAACAAATTCACCTGCAAAACTTGAGTTTTTAGCAAGTACTATCCATGCTACTGTACTATCGTCTTGACTTCTACTAGGATCAACATCAATACTATTTGCTGTTGCAAAGTAAATAAATCCACCATAACGTACAACATCACCTTCTTGGTAATATGTATCATCTTGCCAAACAGTTAAGTTTGCTTGTGTACCTGGAAATTCAATTTGGAATTTAGTTTGATCAAATACTAAACCTGCACTTGTATGACTATCTGTGCAACGGAATATGTTAGCACCGTAGCGTATTAAATCATTTTTTCTATATTCAACACCAGCACTCCATGAACTTTTGTATTCAATGCCGTTGCCAAATTCTAACCAGTCATTAATATTATTTTCTAATAATGAACTTGATGTATGTGGTATATGACAAATATAAACTATACCGTTATATTTTACAATGCCACCTTTACCGTATGTTGTTGTTGGAGCCCAGTCTGTTAAAAATTCTTGTGCGTATGCAAACATTTCCCAGTTAGCATATTCTGAAGCAAAGTTTCCACTGTTGTGTGAGTCAATACATTTATATAAGGAGCCGTTATAAAGTACTATATCACCTAAGTTATATGCAACGCCTTGTGACCAAGTGCCAATAAAAGTTTTACCACTTGTCATCACTGTCCACTGTGGATATGGTTGTGGTGGATTTGAATTTGGTAACGTTGCTTCTAAGTCTGTAAGGAACGTTCCGCTTGAAGTATGTGTAACAATACACACATAACTTTTACCGCCGACTCTTACAATGTCGTCTCTTCGATAGTCAGTACCAGTGACCCAGTCACCTTTCCAAACGTACTTAAACCTATCTAACTTAAACTCTGCCATTTAGTTGCTCCTTAATACCCTGGTCCTGAAATATTCTCAGGGTAGTCATATCCTTCTGATATTCTCATTATAAATTGTCCGTCTGTGGGATCAATATAGTAGACTAGCGAACGTCCATCCCACCTAATCTGTGGATATCGCAAGTTTGCATAAACTATATTATGATCTTGATCTACTCCATCTAAATAATCAATGCCTTCTTCAAAGTCTAAAAAGTTATTTGCTGATACACCAATGTCGTTAATTACTGCAACATTTTCTTGTCCTTGAAGTTGGTCAATACGAATTAAAAATAATTCGCCATCTTCGTTTCTACGCATACCGTAAAAATATCTTTTAATAAACCCGTCTAAAACGTCTTGTGGGTTATTACCTACATAATATGTCATTACACAATCTCCACAAAGCTCAATACTACGTCAACACTGTCTGCGACACTAGCTCGAACTTGTAATTTGTTATTAGCCGCTAATATAAGTTTCTCACCTTGGTTAACAACTCTTATTGCCGTATTAGCAGGCAATACTGTATCTTTTAAATAATATCCTGCAACACTAGTATCATCAAATATAATAACATCAACATAAACAAATGATGTTGTTAAATTTGTAATACTTAAACCAATAACGGTTGCTCGTGTACTTGCATCAGTTTCATATATGTCAACCGGTAACGTACCTATTTCTTTTACTACTTTATTTTTAAATAATGTTGCCATTTTTTCTTATCCTAAACTCAATACAATTTCGAGTGCTATATCTTCCGCTTCAGCTCTTGTTACACCTGACTGCGCACCTGCTACAGATACCCAGTTTGATCCATCCCATATTTCAACACGACCATCAGCTGAGTTATAACGCATCATACCTTGTTCGGTATATGTTACAGGTGGTCTCTCTGCTGCCGTTCCGCCTGGTAAAACCATACCATAAGTTGTACCAAACTTAAAATAACCGTTATCAGTATTTGATAACAGCGTTACAGCATTTGACGAAGTGTTAGTAATAGTATTATCACTAAAAGCAATATTATCTATCTTAACGCTACCTGTGCCATTTGCACCCAGAATCATATCTGTGTTAGTTGTAGTAGTACTTATCACATTACCGTCAATAGTGATGTCATCAACGGTTACTTTTGGAGCTGACATTCTAATATTTGTTATATCAACTATAGTGTTACCTGCTACATCAAACCTAATAGTGTCGTCATTTGCGCCAGTTGTTTGTTCAGCAGTTACTTTAGTATCACCGTCTAAGTCTTCTACACCGTGTAATACAATCCAGTTAGTTCCGTCATATCCTTCAAAGCGTGATAATTGACTGTTAAATCTAATCTGTCCTGCTACACCTGTTGGACGTTGTGCTGTTGTACCACTTGGTAGTTTTACAGATCCTGTTGCATCTATAATAACTTGTTCTGTACTTGGTGTTAAAGTAAGATCGCCTGTGGTTGATATTGTGCTATCGTTAATACTAAGTGTATCAATTACAATGCTTCCTGTACCACTTGCTCTTAATTCTAAATCTGAATTACTTGTAGTTGTAGTAATAAAGTTATCGTCTACACGTATATCACCTGTATAAAATGTGTTTGCTTGTATTTGTCCTGTACTAACAATGTCGCCAACTGTTAGTGTTCCATCAACTGTTAAGTTACCAAGAACTTCAACATCATTAGTTGGAATAACAACTTTACCTGTTCCATTAGCACGTAATTCTAAATCACTATTTGTATGTGTTGTTTCAACTACATTGCCTGCAATTTGTATGTTTTCAAATTGTACTGCGCCAGCAATAGTAATATCACCGTCAACGTCTAATGCACCTGTTAAGTTTAAATCACCAGTTTGGTTAGTAGTACCTACGTGTGTTACTGTACCTGTAATATTTGTATTAGCAAGTGTTGCTAATCCGTCAACTGTTAAGTTTTGTGAAAGTACAACATCATTACTAGGAACTACAACTTCACCTGTACCACTTGCTCGTAATTCTAAGTCTGAATTACTTGCTGTTGTAGTAATGAAATTATCATCAATTAATATATCGCCTGTACTAAATTGATTTGCTGTAATAGTGCCTGCACTATTAATATCACCTACTGTAATAGTTCCGTCTACAATTAAATCATTTGTTATGTGTACATCATTTTGTGGAACAATTACTTCGCCTGTTCCTGCCGCACGTAATTCTAAATCACTGTTTGATTCTGTAGTAGTTACAACGTTGTTTGTAATGTTTACATTTTCAAACTGTGCTACACTTGATACAGTAACAGCACCAGTAATATCAAAGTTACCTGATAAGTCAATGTTACCTGTTTGCGTAGTATTACCTACATGAGTTATTGTACCTGTAACATTTGTTGCTTGTAGATCTGTGTCGCCACTTACTGTAAGATTGTTATCAATCTGTACATTGTTATTTGGTATTAATACTTTACCTGTGCCATTAGCACGTAATTCTAAATCTGTATTAGAAACATTAGTAGTAATAAAGTTACTATCAATTTGCACACTATCAATATCTGCTTGGCCAGTTAAAGTATAACTTCCAGTTTGGTTAGTGTCACCTAAGTGTGTAAGTGTTCCTGTAATATTTGTTGCTTGTAAATCTGTATCACCATCAACATCTAAATTTAATGTAATTTCAACATTATTAGTTGGTATACTAATAATACCACTGCCATTTGCACGTAGTTCTAAGTTTGAACTTGAAGCAGTTGTTTCAATTGTATTACCATCAATTCTAATATCGCTGTTTGTAAAATAACCACTAGTAAGAGTATAGTTACCTGTTTGTACAGTATTACCAATGTGTGTAAGAACACCACCTAGGTTTACATTTTGTAAGTCAGTAGTACCCGAAACTTGAAGTGCTTGTGAAATTATAACATCACTAGTAGGAACAGTTACATCTCCTGTACCATTTGCACGTAGTTCTAAATCTGCGTTTGAAGCCGTTGCTTCTACAGTTGTTCCACTAATTTGTACATCGCCAATGTTTGCTGTTGCACTTGTTATATTTGCACTAGCAGTTAAGTTATTTGCGCTAATATCGCCTGCAACTGTTAAATCATTTGTTATGTTAACATTATTATCTGGAACAATAATATTACCTGAACCACTTGTACGGAATTCTAAATCTGTATTTCCTGTAGTTGTAGTAATAAAATTATCATCAATTAATATTTCTTCAAACTGTGCCGCGGCTCCTACATCTAAGTTTTGTGTTACAGTAACATTACCTGTAACATTAGTAGTACCAGTTTGGTTAGTAGTACCTACATGTGTTACTGTACCTGTGATGTTTGTATTAGCAAGTGTTACTAATCCGTCAACTGTAAGAGCATTATCAATTTGTACATTATTGTTTGGTATATAAATGTTACCAGTACCGTTTGCTCTTATTTCTAAATCTGCGTTTGACTCTGTAGTTTCAATAAAGTTATCACGTATTTTTATACTGTCAATATTAACTTGATTGACCCAAATATTACTCCACTGTTTAGTTGCTTCACCTAGGCTATATACACCATTAACTTTAGGAATAATATCACTATCAATTCCTGCAATAATTTCTATTGTATCTGTTGCTTCGTCACCAATTGTAATATTACCGCCGATTGTAACATTGCCTGTTACATCTAAGTTACCTGTAATATCTACATTGTCATTTAATTTAATTGTTCCACTAGCCGCATTAAAGTTTGCATCTTGTGTTAGTGTCTGTATTGTATTTCCACTTATGCGCCAATCGCCAGTTTCAATTTTTGAACCATCAACAAAAGTAGTATCACTACCTGTATTAAATGTAACTCCGTTAGTTGTGTTAATTACAAAATCACTAACACTAAATGAAGCACTACCTGTTTCTTGGTTTACATAAAATAAATCACCAACTCTAAAGTCGCCTTTGTGGTCAACTGAGTTGTAACGTATTTGTGCATCGTTAGTTTCAATTACTTCTTGTGCTTGTACTACAGTTGAAGGATCATTAGTAACTGCTTTACCATTGCCAATATATGCAAGGTTGTGTCCAATAGCATAAACTAATACACCTGGGCCATCACCTACTAAACCATTGTTACCATAAACACTAGCACTACCAATCATGCGTATTTCAGCACCAAAGTCTCTTAAATCTAAACTTTCAATAGCAGTAGCAGATGCGCCACCACTTGATGATATGCTTAACGGAGTAAAGTCAAATCCTAATAAGCCTGTATCTTTTCCATTAATAACAAGCGTGTCGCTATTTTCGACACTGTTAATTACTTTAGTAACTACTGTTGAATTATCTGTAGATGTAAATGTAATTGTTTCGCCGCCAGCAAATGTTCCTGAAATACCACTTAATCTAATACGTGTTTTACCTTCGCCTTTTAAACCATCGTTACTATCAAATGCGTATAATGATCTATTTGCAAAATATGTAAATGAGTTTAGCCATTCTATTCTAGCACCGTTTGTTGCTGTAAGTGCATCAACACCCGGAGTAATAAACGTTGCAGAATGAAATAACATTGCCGCTTCTTTAGAATTTATAGTTGCATATGCACCGTCTACATATACACCCTTACCTGCATCTCCTGCATCAAAGCCTCTTGGGTCACTTGAACTAGTTACACTACCTTTTGTAATTACTGATACATTTTTAATGTATGGTGAACGACTAGTTACTTCAAAGTCTGTAGCAAAGCGGAAAGCATATCCGTTGTCTGGGAATGTTCTATTACCGCCATTGCAACTAAACACAATATCTTTAATAAATGTAGTTGTTCCTACACCTGCATCTGGTCCTGCGTGTGTAATTACTAATTGTCCAGTTCCGTGCGTATATACAGCATTACTAATTGCATAGTCGTTGCCGCCAAATGTTATTGTTCCACCGCTTACGTATGCGTGTGCAAATGGTGCGGTTCCAACATTTAAAGTTGCAGATCCTGCGCTTGCCGCTGTTGTGTCATGGAATGCTCCGCCACTATAAAAATCACTAACTGTTAAATCTTCAATAGTTGTTTGGCCATTAAGTAAAAATGCATCATTGTAACGTGTTGCTGTTGTTGGTTTTACTGTTACACCACGTATGCCTTGACCTTTAACTGTAACTCCTGCTGGAACAGTTAATGGAAATAGTTCTGTGTATATACCTGGATATACATGAATTGTATCTCCTGAACTTGAAACACTAAGTGCTTTACTGATACTTGCAAAAGGATCTTGTTGATGCGTTCCTGTATG